AAATTACAGTAAAATCTTTATATATAGCATCTGTCCAATCAATTATTGGATTAATGCCTAAATTTAGCAATTGTTCTACTAAACAATCAAATGATTCAAAAGTTCCGCCGTCTGCAATTACTTCATTTTTAAAAGTAGTTGCCATTTTTTCGGCTAAATTAAAACATGTTGTATCTGAAAAATTGTTATCATTAATAAATACAGGTGCAGAGTATTTAAAATTAAAATAAAATTTACCATTTGGATCAGGATATAAAGTAAATAATTGATTGTCAAAAAAAACAGTTGCTTTTTTTGCGCTTAAACTAGTACTACTTTGTTTAAATGTAACCGTGTTATTATTATACGCAAATAATAAATTTGTTATATTTAAATTCTTTTCAAAAACTATTGCCATTATATTGCTAATTCTTTTGTTAATTTTATAATCTCTGTGCTGTATATCATAGCCTGCTCAACTCCTACCTCATTTATTATTTTTTGTATTCTCGCATCGGTTACAACTTCGCTAATTAATTGAACACCTCCATGCTCTTCACGTTTCCAACCATTACGGGCAATTTTTCTAGCAATTAAAAAAGCTAAACTACTAATTGATATTTCGCCTTGTATTTTGTTTGCTATGCCCTTGTCTTTTATCCATTGCTCAATAGCGTTAATTGGTGGAAATCTTCCCGATTTTCGCCCTGTTTCTAATTGTTGTGAATAATCCTCTCCCCATAATTGCGCTGTTAATCCATTTACTTTAACTTCTAGTGTATCGGCAAACTTTCCACTTGCTCGCATTCCTTTTGCATCATAGGCAATTATCAAATCCTTTTTTAAAAGTTCAAATTCCTTTGATAAAATGTTACTACTCATAAACTTTAAATTGGAATGTTACATATAAACCGCTCATATTTGCATCTAGTACATCAACAGCATCTACACTTTCCCAACTTAAAATATCAATATTTTCACACCATTTTAATTTTTTTTCAAAAGCATCTAAAGATATAATAAGTGGCTCAATACATGTTTTGTATTTAGATTGCAAATTATCTCCATCTGTTTCATTAAAATACTCCTGTGCAAAATTATCGGGTTTTACGTAAAAGAAATTACCATTGTAAATTCTGCCGTTGTCAATAAAATTACCACGTCTTAAGGGAAATAATAAAAAATGAATTTTGTTAGGCTCTAAATCTGAACCTGCATCAATTAAATTTAAGTGCGATTTATTACCATAGTGAAATTGCACATCATTTGAAGCGCAAAATGTTTCTAATATTCTAACTAAATCTGCCATTAACAATATAGTTTAATTCCTTTATAATAACCTTCTTTTAATAAATGCTTAACATCATCGTATATCTTTTCGGTTACCTTTAAAGATACTTCATTTTTATTTATATGCGCTGGTATTGTACGAATATAATCCCTTAATATTATTTTTGACTTATTACTCATTTTTTATTTTTTAATTTTTGATATTCTGCTTCGACTTGACCTTGTACGTTATTCATGCGAAGTAAATAAATTATCTCAACATATTTTTTAGTTCCATAATCAAACGGATAACCTCCGTATATTTTAGCTAATTGTGAAAGAGGTAATATATCCGAAAATTCGTTTAATCTTTCGCCTCCAGCCATATCCCAAACACCAGTATCTTCATTTACAGATTGTAATAATTGTACTTCCTTCTTTTGCAAATTTACAAAGTAATTTGATATATATTTTTTTATTTGGAAAAAATTTTGTAGAGGTAGCAAATAAAATTCTAATTCGTCTATTTTTAAGGCATTGACAAATATATATTTTACGTCTTCAATTTCTGAACTAACTGATAATTTTTTAAATAAACTTCTAACCTCATTATATGAAAGCTCGTTTATTTTAATTTTAAGCAATGGTTTTTCTTTTAAAGAAGTAAATAATGTAGTGTATGGTAATTGTTTTTCTGGGCTTAATTCTATGTATTCTCTTACTGTTATTTGTTTCATACTTTTAAATTAATATTAGTACTCTTTTGCATTAATTCTTTTTCAATACCATAAGAGGTTAAATCAATGTGCTCATCATGTTTACCGTTTGGAAAAATTGCTATCTGTTGTAAATAATGTTCGTTCCAACTGCCCTCAATTAATTTTACTCTACCACTTTCAATAAATGGACTTACAGATCGTGCGCGTTCAATTTTTGACATTTGCACAAAGTCGCTTTTAATTTCTGTAATATTTAATCTAGTTTGTTGTTTTATTAATTGCGCAATACTTTTACCACTGGCTTTCGGTTCAACATAAATCATATTTATTTGAACTCCTACGGCTTTTATAAATTCAGGAATAAATTTTAATAGCTCGGGCATTTCTAAATATTTGTCAATAGAAGTTAGTATAATATAATCATTATTATATTTGCCGGCAATTTGTATTCCTGTAGGGTCATTTGCATTATCTTTTGTGTAAGCACCATCAATATACATATTCCATTTTAATGGTGGTATTAATTGTCTTGGTATTATATCAAACCATGTTTTTTTCCATTCCCCGCCCTCATCAGGCGAAGGAGTTTGCATATATTGTCCAGCAAAAGTATATCGGCTGCCTTGTCTAATCTGTTCAAGTTCTTCAAATGTGTGTTTTTCTTTCCATAGTGGCTCATTATTTTCATTTAAAGCTGGTAAGCATAAATGATGCCATTGCTCCCCGCTGCCACCATTTAAAAGAAATCCGCTCATATCGTCTTCATGTAAACGTTGCATAATTACAATTATTGGTGTTTCTCTATCATTTACACGTGATCTGATTGTGTTGTTAAATCGTTCGTTAACCGCTTTTCTTTTAACCTCACTAAATGCATCGTCAGGTTTTAACGGATCATCAATAATAATAGCTCCGCTAAATTGTTTTGAATCAGTAACACCTGCACCAAAACCCGTAATTGCACCACCCGATGCAGTGGCATAAACACCACCGCCCCAATCGTTAAACCATTTTGATTTTGATTGTGCATCTTTTTTAAGTTTCATTTGCCATAGCTTTTGAAACGAGTCAGATTCAATATACTCTTTTGTTTGACTTGAATTATCAAGCGCTAAGCTATCTGAATATGATAAGTGAATAAATTTAGAGGCTGGATTTTTAGCCAAAGACCACGCAATAAAACATTTAACAGCTAGCTCTGTTTTACCATAACGAGGCGGTATATTAATTATAAGTCTTTTAATATTACCTTTTGCTACCTCTTGAAGTGTATTAGCTATTTCAATAAAATGAGGCGCAATGTTAAAATTGCGCCTTGTATTTTCTTTATATATGTAACGTGTGAAAAATAATAAATCAGTTTCACACATTATTTTTAAAACTTTGTCTTCATTAGTAAGCATTTTCTAAAGCATCTTTTATCCTTTTAATTTCCGCCTCATCTAAATCTTTTGTTTCAACATTAAAATTAGTTTGTGTAATTTCCTGTTTTTCAATATATCCTCTTTTTTTACCTTTAGTTTTTAAATAAAAAATTGTTGCTATAGTGTCTCCCTTACTTATTTGAGTGTGTAATTTACTTTCTGCAAAATCAATGGCAATATCCTCAATTCCATTAACTAAATTTTTATAATTTTCATCTTCACGCATCCAGCGATAATGTGTATTTCTTTCAATGTTTACAATTTTACAAGCAGTTGTAACAATTCCAAGCGATTTTTCCAAAGCTTCAATCATTGCTTTTTTAAGTGTAACATTTTGTTTTTTGTTATATGCCATCTATAAATTCATTTATCCAAAAAGCTGTATTCTTTTCATTGTTAATAATTACATCGAAACCTAAATTAAATTGTTTTATAAAATCAAAATAATAAAACTCAAAATTACTTGTTGCTAATATTATAATTGGTTTAAAAGGAGTTTTAGAAAGTAAATATTGATATGACATTATTTGACCAAACGCATTAAAAGTTTCAGTTTTATCGTGTCTTGGATTTTTACATTCAATCAATATATCTTTGCCTTGATTCGTAGTTAAATAAATATCAGCATAAATAGTAAATAATCCTTCTTCATTAAGTTTAAATTGTTTTTCTAACTCCACTGTTTTAATATCTAAATTGTAAGCTGTCTTAATAATGTTTTTAAGTTTTGGTAATAAATTTTCAGTAAATGCTTTTTCATTTTTAAATTTATTTTTTAAAGAATTGCATCCATGAGAAAGTGAAACCTCCATTACTTGATTTAATATTTTCTTTTTATTGTACGCCATATTAATAATCGTCTGTACAGCTGTAGCCTTCTTCTAAAAGTTTAGCCATTAGTTTATTTTTTTCTATTTCTGTGTTACAACTTACTTCAAATTTATAAGTTGGAATGTATGTTTTTTCCTCTTCTTCTTCTTCAGGTTCATTTGGTATTGGTACATCAAGTCCCCATTCATTTAATAAATCAGCATCCCATTCATTTGCTAATATGTCAAAGTCCCAAACTCCTCCCGAAACATTATCTTTAATTAAAAATTCTTTTTGTTGCTCTTCGCTTAAATTATCGGCAATTATAACTGGTATTTCTTTTAATCCAGCTTCAATACAAGCTTTAAAACGCATATTGCCTCCAAGTATTACCATATCGGTATTAACGACAATAGGTCTAATATCTAACATTTGCGGAAAATCCTTTATTGATTTTACTAGATTTTTAAATTTATCATCAGTAATGTATCTAGGATTATTCGGGTTTAATTTTATTTCAGATATTTTTAATTTCTTTGAATTTACCATGTTTTATTTAATTAAATTATATTACAAAATTATAAAAATTATATTATTAAATGCTATTTATTTTTAAAGTTTAAACATTCATTTTCAATTAGTAATAAGCATTTGTCATAAATTGCCTCAGGAACTGTTTTATTTATTCTTTTTGTTTTATATGTAAGTGAGTGCCTACCTACATTTTTTTTTGAGCCTGAGCCCTTTTTCCTTTTTTCCATAATTATCTATCAAATGCTGTTCTAGTGGTACATAATTTGCTACCGTCTTCAAATTTAATTACAACGTGTGTTCTATCAAATAAAACTACTTCGGCTTGTTTTCCGAAGTAGTTTACAATGTCTCCTATTTTCATATTAATTTACTAATTTAAAAGGTTTGTCCCATGCACCTATTGAAATTGAAACATAATGCCCAACGTGGTGATAATCTGTCATTGCATCGCTGTTATCAAAATTATTTAAATTTAAAACACTATTAATGTTTTTTAGCACTTCAGTTGCTGTATCGTTTTTACCTTCGTAACGTGTTTCTAACCAAAAGTGGTTAACTCCCTCGTTTTGTTTTGTAGCGTCAATTCTTAATTCAACTGGAGCTGCTAATATTTCGCAACGTACATTAAAATAATTCTCTCTAGTTATTGAAAATTTCCAACCTTGTTTTGCTGGATATAACGCTTTGATGTTGTTTCTAATTTCTTTTACTGATTGTGATGTAATGTAAGCCATAATATTTGTTTGTTTGTTTGTTTAGCTTTATTGCTGGTACAAATATACACCTATTTATTTAATGTGCAAACTTTAAATAAACTTTTTTTACATTTTTATGTTATTTATAATTATTATAAATTAGTAAATAAATGCAAAATTGTATTGCGTATTTAAAATCTATTTATATATTTGTACCGAACAAATAATACAAGACGATTTGTATTTGATAATTTAAATAATATGTTAGAAGATGAGGTTTACCAATTAATTAGACAGGATTGGCAATTGAGAGAAGTTATTGCTAGTGCCTTAGGAGTTTCAGAGGGGACTATTTATGCTTACGCAAAAAGAAAGTCTCAAAGGTTAGAACATTTTTTTTCTATAAAATTAATAATGTTACATACTAGTAAGACAGAAAAAGAATTATTTAAAACAAACTAACCCCGATTGCAAGGTTAACTGCTGCAAATATTATGAAAAGATTTATTGAAAAAGTAAAAGAGGTTTTTGTTTCTGAAAAAGTAGATGAAAACGTAATCAAAGTAAATGGTATGTTAAAAATTTGCTTTGAGAACAGAGAGGTTTTAGACGCTATTGTTACATTTAAGAAATTTGAACAAGCATTTGAAAACGAATTAAAAAAGCAAAACATGAACGCATTGGAAGTAAATGCAGATTGTGAAAGTTATTTTAGGAGAAAACATAAAGAGCAACTTGAATTAAAATAAAAAACCCAGCGGATCAGCACTGGGTAAAAATTACATTTTTTAAATTGACGATACAAAGTTATGAAACAAACTACAAATAATCTAGATATTAATAAAAATATCAGATTGGAATTAAGAAACCAACTTCAAAGGGTTTCGGATTTAATGAGAGCATGTAGCGTAAATTATCAAAACCAAGATTTTATGTCTTACCGCTGGCAGTCATTAAAAAATTTAAAGTTTAAAATTCAAACTCAACTAGAGCCTTATGAATTGGAACTACAAAAACAATATTTAAATTCAGATACACACAAGGCTTTACAGTCTACAGCTGGAAAATCAGGATTTGAAATTTTATGTAAATTATAAACAACTAAATATTAAACAAATGCAAAACGAGATTAAATTAGTACAATCCCCTATTATTTCTCACAGCTTACAGGAAGTAGGTAAAGAGGTTTTAAAAAGAATTGAAGATTTGGAACTGGATAAACAAGTTGCAACAGTTGAAACGGTAAAATCTTTAAAAGAATTAAGAGCCGAATTAAATAAGGAATTAACAGATTTTGAAGCACAAAGAAAGTTTATAAAGGAAAGCGTAAACAATCCTTATAATGAATTTGAAAGCGTTTATAAGGTTGAAATTTCAGAAAGATACAAATCGGCTATTGATACCTTAAAAGATAAAATAGATTTTGTTGAAAGTAAAATTAAAACAGAAAAAAAGCAATCAATTGAGGCATATTTTAACGAATTATGTATTGCCGAATCAATAGATTTTATTACCTTTGATAGGGTTGGTATTGATATAAATTTATCAACCACAGAAAAAAAATACAAAGAGCAAATTTTTGAATTTATATCAAAAGTAAATGATGATTTAAATTTGATTAAGGCTAGCGATTTTCAAGCCGAAACCCTTACGGAATATAAATTAAGTTTAAATGTTTCAAGTGCCATTACTTCGGTAAAAAACAGAAAACAAATGGAGGCTATTGAAACTGAAAAAATAAAAGCCATAACCACCCAAAACAGAAAAAATAGATTGTTAGAATTAGGTTTGACTTTTGTAGTAATAACAGATGCCTACGAATTTAATGCTGATATTTATATTACTAGAAATGATATTGAAAATTTAACTGAGCAGGATTTTATTAAAAAGGTTGCGGAGGTTGAGGTTAAATTAAACGACTTGAAAGCTAAACAAAGTCAAAACATATCACCAATACAAGGTTCAAACTCCAAAAATATTTCACAGCCTATTTCTGCACCAAAAGAAATAACAGATCCGGAGCCATTAAAAAAAGCATCATTTGAGGTTACAGCCACAATGACACAATTAAGAGCATTAGGAGAATACATGAAGCAAAATAATATTAACTACAAAAACATTTAAAAATGGAAAATCAAAATCAAGTAGCGGTTTATGAACCATCAAAAGTACGCTCAGAAGTAATTAAGCAAATGGAATCTATGTCGGCTTCTAAATTTGTTACATTACCGGAAACATTTAAGGAAAGCGTTTTCTTTGCAATGGAAAAATTATCTACAATGAAAGATGTGGATCAGGTTCCATCAATTAGCGTTACAAAAGCATTTTTAAAAATGTTTTCAAACAAGCTGGACTTTCAAAAAAACCATTGTTACTTCTTTGTACAAAATGATAAAGAGTCTCCAACTGGAAAATCACTTCGTTTTGGCTGGCAATATCAAGGTTTAATTTTTACAGCTAAACAATTATGCGATGTAAAAGATGTCATTCCGGTATTAATTAATTCTGAAGATGAATTTTCAATGCATTTTGAAAATGGAGTTTTAAAAATTGACAAGCATGTACCTACTTTTAAAGGAGATATAGTTGGGGGTTATTGTGTAGTAGAGTTTAATAACGGCGATGTTAGACCAAAGTATTATACAAAGGCAGGCTTAGACCAACGTAGAGATAAATCAATGGCTAGAGCTGGTAATTTTTGGGCTTGGGAGCGCGAAATGTATGAAAAAACATTAATAAACGCTTCAATCAAAAGAATTATTGAAACCCATACAGATACTGAAAAAGATGATTTGTATAACGAACCTGAAACAATTGATGTTAAACACAGAGAGGTTGTTGATCAGGTTGTGTTAGAGCAAAAAGAAGTTGTTACGCTTGAAACTGAAAAGGTTTTATTGTAATGTATAACGTGCTGTCAACTGGTTCAAAAGGTAATTGTGTTATATACCATGACACAATTGCCATTGACATGGGAGTTTCTTATTCTATGATTAAAAATTATCAAAATGATTTACAGTTAGTTTTATTAACTCATATTCATGGGGATCATTTTAACCTAGCGACAATTAAAAAATTAGCTTTTGAACGCCCTACTTTGCGATTTGCTTGTGGGGAGTTTTTAGCTGAGTATTTACAAGGGATTAAAAACCTAGATATTTTAAAGGCTGGTGTTATTTATGATTACTATTGTTTTAAAGTTTCTCCAGTAACATTATACCATGACGTGCCAAATTTTGGATACAGACTTTACAAAGGAGAGCATAAAACAATCCACATTACAGATACGGCCCACCTAGAAAAAATAGAGGCTAAAAACTATGATTTATACGCTATTGAATCTAACTACAATGAGGACACAGTTTTTGAAAGTATTAAGAATAAAAATTTAAAAGGCGAATTTGCTTATCAGGTCGGATCTGTTAAAACGCATTTATCAGAGCAGCAGGCTAGGGATTTTATTTTTAAAAACAAAAAGGAAGACTCAAAAGTTTTAAGGCTTCATGAATCATCACATATTTAAAATAACTTAAAAATTAAAACAATGGAAAAAGAATTAAAACAAACTTTTGCAAAATTAGATATTCATAAAACAAATAACGGTTTTATTGTTTATGTTAACAACACTAGACACACAGGAGGTATTTCAGATTATACCGATGAATGTTTTGTTTTCAATACTTTGAAAGATTTAACAGCTTTTTTATTAACTTATAAAGAAATTTAATAAAAAAAATAATATAAAATCGGCAAAAAAAAATAATATTGCCATTAATTTAAAATCAAACTATTATGGAAAGAATGTTTAATGACATAGGTTACGAGGTAACGAAATATGTCCAAAGTAAGAAAACAAAATTTGTAAAAACACGAAAAGAAGCAGTTAAATTAACTGAAAAAATAGGCTACTTTTATGATGTTTTTGATGTAGAAAAAAACCCAATTGGTTATGGTATTCCAAATTAAAAAATCATGTGCAGTTTTTTTGTAGTAATGTTATTATTTATAATAGCTTTAATTGTATTAACTAGAGATGAAAATTAAAATAAATAAAAAATTTATAAAGTAAACAATAGAAAAAACTTGACATTTAAAACAAATAAGATATGAAACAGACAGCAATGCAACAATTATTAGAAGAAGTAATTTTAGAAAGAGAAAAATCTATTAGTGTAGAATTTAGAGATGCATTAGATTTTGTAATTACATCAATTGAAACAGATTATAAAGAAATGGAAAAGCAACAGATTATTGATGCTTATGAAACAGCTGACAAATATAAATTGGAAGTACCAGGCCAACAATACTGTAACGAAACATTTAATAAATAAGATATGAAAAATACAAGAATAATTAAAAGAACAATGGTTGATGGAAGAATTGAATTTACTATACAGCAAAGACATTTTATATTTTTTTGGTGGTGGGTAGATGCTTGGGTAAACAAAGGTGTTTCAACAACAGATACTTTTTCATCATTAGAAGAAGCACAAAAAAACTTATGCTATTTTGAAGGAACTAAAATAAAACAAGAAATAATAACAATTTAAAACAAATAAGATATGGAAGTATTAATAATAGGTTTTATATTAGTTGCTGCAGTTGTAGCTATATTATGGGATGAAACATTATATGATGAAAACGACCAAAAAATTAAAAAGAAATAAATTATGAAAAATATACACGTATTACCAACAGACAAACCAAGTATGTTATTTGAAATAATACAATTTAATTTATCATTTGATAATCAAAATATGTATTCTGAAGAATATAAAAGATTAGAACAATTAAACAAATAAAACTATGAAAAAAATAACAAGGTCAGTAATTAAGTATTCGGAAATACCTGAACACTTACAAATAAATTCTATATTCAAAGGGCATTTAATAAATACTTTTGCTATTTTTCACATTGATGAGTCTGAAAAAGAAGATGATTTAACAAAATGGTTAGTAGAAAATTACCCAACGATAAAAAGAAAAACGAGTTTTTTAATTCAAATTGATATTGAAATTAAAATTTAAAAAAATGGAAAATCACAAACTAAACACAAAACTTTTTATTCACGTAGAAAACACAGCAGAAAACCAAGAGCAATTTGATAAAAACAAAAAGAGGCTTTCTAAGCAGTGTCAAATTGTATATGATGCTTTATTACGTGGAGAAAAATTAACTACATCAGTAGCTTTAATTCAATACGGAATTGGAGACTTACGCAGGAGGATTAAAGACCTTAAAGATATTTGGAATATTCCAGTAAAAGACCAATACGTAAAAGGTAAATTTAAAGAATATTTTTTATTAAATTAAAATTATGTACCAAGACGTTACAGATAATGTTGAGCAATTGGAATTGTACAACGCGAGTCTAAAAGAATTTATAAATTTTTACAGAGTAAAGTTTATTGATTTATTGGAAGAGAAAAGAAGAGTTGAATTAGCATTAAAAATGCATAGTAAAGAGTAATTTTAAAAAATAAAAAATGAATGAAGTAATTGGAAGTATTATTCATATTGGAAATACTGAAGTAGTAGGAAGTGCAGGAACTTTTAAAAAAAGATTATTAGTTGTTAAAACCGATGAGCAATACCCTCAAGAAATACCTATTGATTTTGTGCAAGACAAATGCGATTTATTAGATAATTTAGCAATTGGCGAGCCAGTAAAAATAGGAATTAATATTAAAGGTAATTCTTATAATGGTAAATGGTATTGCTCTTTAAGCGCTTGGAAAATTGAAACAAATTAATTGTAAAAAAACCTACTATTTTATTAGTAGGTTTAAATTTATTTTTTATATTTGCAGTTGTAGAGTGGAAGCTACTTAAAAAATATTATAAATGCCTTATTACTCGCAACTTCCACTGCTTGTAGTAGGGCATTAACTTTTTAAAAATATGTTAAAACCAACAAAAAGAAAAGCATTTAATTTCTTAAGAAGTTATTTTGATGTTTTTAATGAATTAAAAGATGATAAGGATAAACTTAATTTTCTTACAACTATTTTAAATAAACAATTTTTAAATGAAGATCCAAAGGATTTAGATTTTATTGTAAAATTGTGTTATGAAAGTCAAAGACATAGTATTGAAACTAGTGTTAAGGGTTGGTTAAGGGTTAATAAAACTGATGTAATGTATAACACTATAAGTAACCACGTATTAGACCCTATGACTAACCCCCCCTCTAACCCCCCCTCTAACCCCAAAGAAGAAGAAGAGGAAGTAAAAGAGGAAGTAAAAGAGGAAGATAATATTAATAACATACCCGAAATTAAAAATTTCGGTGATGGCGATTTAGATAAAAATTTAATTCATGCTAATATTTTAAAATTTGAAAGCCCCAGTTGGTTAGAATCAGTTTCAATGCAGCAAAAAATTAAAATACCCGAAATACAATTTGAAATTGACAATTTTGTTTTGTTTTTAAAAACTACACAAACAGAACATAAAACAAAAAAAGCATTTTTAGAACATTTTATTAATTGGCTAACTAAAAAATTTAATACACAAAAAAATGGTAAACAACAACTTACAAATACAGGAACAAAAAAACAATTTCGCTTTAGCACAGTTGATGCACTCGAAACCCTTGCTCGCCAAAATAAATGAAGACTATCCAAAATTAAAAGATATTCAAAATTCGCATGATTTTGATGGTTTAATAAATTATTTAGTTACAATTTTAAATATAAAATGTTCTAACCAAGATGAAGAAAACGATTTAAAAATTCAAATGCTAGTGGTTTCAGATTTTTTAAAATCAAAGTTTGGTAGTTTGACTATTGAAGAAATTAAAGAGGCTTTTAAAATGTATGCAGCTAGAGAATTTTCAAAAATAAAAGTATTTAGGCTTTTGGATTGCATTTCAATTGGAGAAGTTTTACAAGCTTATACAGAATACAGAAACGATAGTTTAAGAAGTTACAACAGTCAAAAACAAATTTTACTAAATACTATACCCGAAAAAACAGCAGAAGAAAAAAAACAAATTAGATTGAAATTTATTGAAATGCTTTATAATGAAATTAAAACAGATAAGTTTTCTAATAACGCATGGTTACTTTATGATGAATTTTACGCTTCTGGAAAAATTAAAATTTCTGAAGAGCAAAAAAAAGAACTTTATAATCAACAGCTTTTAATTTATGCAACTGAACAGCGAACCGAAATAAGTAAAAAAAATAATCTAATAACAAAACCATTGCTTTTAGATTTAAATACAAAAATTCAATCCGGTAAACCAATTGAGTTAGTTAAAAATAAATGCAAAAGCGTTTTAGTTTGTGATTATTTAAAAAAAAATATGTATGATTTTGAAACTTTTAAAAATGCAATTTTATAAATTATGGGAAAACTTTTAATTGGTATTGATCCTGATGTTTTTAAATCAGGTGTTTGTTTTAAAAATGGTAATGATTACCTTTTAAAAAACTTTACATTTTTTGAATTGTATGATTTTTTAAAATCCTATAAAGAGCGTGAAGAGAAACCAACTATTTATATTGAAAAAGGGTCTTTGAATAAGTCAAATTGGCATATAAAACAAGGTAATTCCGCTGCGTTTAATTCTAAAATTGGCGAAAATACAGGTAGAAATTTTGAAACGGCAAATAAAATTATTGAAATGTGTCAGTATTTAAACCTTGAATACGTAGAAATAAGACCAACTAGAAAAAAAATAAATTCAGAAACATTTAAAAAATTAACTGGATTAAATATTAGAACTAACCAGGAGCAAAGAGATGCATTAATGCTTGTTTTTGGCAGATAAAAAAAATTAACTTAAATAAATTAAAATTATGAAAATTGTAAAAAAAGAATTAATATCTATTGAATTAGTAGATATTGTAGATGGAGTTTTAACAATTCCAAAAAATGTAAAAAGCATTGCTGATAATGTTATTAATAAAATAAAAGATTTAGAAAAAGTAGTTGGGATTGGAGTTACTTCAATTGGTAACGATAATTTTTACGAATGCAACGCTTTGACTTCTGTTGAGTTTCCTTTGGTTACTTCAATTGGTAACTATAATTTTTACGATTGCAACGCTTTGACTTCTGTTGAGTTTCTTTTGGTTACTTCAATTGGTAACTATAATTTTAGACATTGCAACGCTTTGACTTCTGTTGAGTTTCCTTTGGTTACTTCAATTGGTAACGATAATTTTAGACATTGCAACGCTTTGACTTCTGTTGAGTTTCCTTTGGTTACTTCAATTGGTAACGATAATTTTAGACATTGCAACGCTTTGACTTCTGTTGAGTTTCCTTTGGTTACTTCAATTGGTAACTATAATTTTTACGAATGCAACGCTTTGACTTCTGTTGAGTTTCCTTTGATTACTAATCTGTAGGTTCTGTAGGTTCTGTAGGTTCTGTAGGTTCTGTAGGTTCTGTAGTC